AAAAATTAATTTAAAATCAATTGCTACAGAGTTTGAACGTCCAGAAGAGTATACTCAAAATCTTTATTCTGCAAAAAGCGAATATAATAAATCCGATTATAAACATGTCTTCTTGAGAAAGCCAACTTCTGGTTGGATACGTTTAGCCAATGAATTGTTGCAAGCTAATTTCGATCATCGTCGCACATATTTTGCCAGCAGAGCTATTGATGACAATTTTAGAAGTCAAACTAAAAAACATATAGGAATTTCAGATTTAAAATTCTCAAATGCTTTGGATACTGAAAAAGAAAATGAAGAAGCTAAGATGATCGATTTTGTAGAACATTTATCAGATATGATTATGCTTACAAAAACAGAATGCGCTTTGATTCAAATAACTACTTCTGCTCAAGGTATGCAAAACTTCGATCTTCCAGCTAATCTAAAACGTAAATCTGGTCCAGATAAGCCAAGAAAAGATAGTTATTCTGCATTAGTGCTTGGTAATTGGATGGCGAAAATTTATTTTGATATTAATACAACTCAAATTGATAATAGTATGGATACTTTTGAACCAATGTTTATCGCATAAGTTAAAAAGTCACTTTTAAAGTTACAATGTGTAACTATTATTAACATGAGTCGTAAATATACAAAAAAATCAGAATATTGGAGCAAATTATCTTCTGGTAATCAAGATTCTTCACAGCCTTTGGAGAATTTATTACATGGAGATCAGTCTTCTGAGCCAAATTTTGTTGGCGAACCGTTTTATACTCATGAAACTCGCGCATCAGATACTGATAGAAATGGTGGTCAATTAGATACGACTCTTAGAAGAAATTTAGCTTATGTAGGTCCAAAGATTTATAAATACGGAAATATCCGTGAAGGTATTTTGCCTTTTGAAGCTTCTATTAATGGTTATAATATTCGCGATGCTATTGAGCTTTGCCAGAAAGCTTATGCTAATGTTGCTATTTTTAGAAATGCTATTGATATCATGTCTGAATTCGCTAATGCAGAAATTTATTTGGAAGGTGGAACTCAAAAATCAAAAGACTTTTTCAGAAAATGGATGAAGTCGGTAAGAATGTGGAATGTAAAAGATCAGTACTTTCGCGAATACTATAGAAGCGGAAATGTTTTCTTTTACAAGATTAATGCTAAATTTGAAATCGATGACTTTCAAAAAATTCTAGAAGCATATGCTAATTATGATGGTCAATCATATACTACAGATATAGGAGTATTGCCATATCCAACTTCTTATGATGTTAAAAATAGAATTCCCGTTCAATATATATTGATCAATCCTTATTATATAACTGTTAATAGATCAAGCAGTTGGAAATCAGTATTATATCAAAAGATTCTTTCCGAATATGAACTAGAAAGACTTCGCACACCTAAGAACGATCATGATAAGTTGATTTTTGATTCACTTGATAAGCAGACTCAAAATAAGATCGCAAGCGGTCAATGGGCGCGTGATGGTCTTAATATACAATTAGATCCTACTAATATTGTATATTCTTTTTATAAGAAACAGGATTACGAGCCTTTCTCTATTCCATTTGGATTTCCTGTGCTTGACGATATTAATTTTAAAATGGAAATGAAGAAGATTGATCAAGCTATTTGCCGCACTATCGAAAACGTTATTCTTCTTATTACTGTAGGAACTGAACCATCTAAAGGTGGAATTAATCATAAAAATATAAAAGCGATGCAGGGTCTTTTAAATAATCAATCTGTTGGTCGTGTTCTTGTTGCTGATTATACAACCAAAGCTGAATTCATTATTCCTGATATGCAAAAAGTTTTGGGTTATGAAAAATATAGAATTGTAAATGAAGACATTAAAGAAGGCTTGCAGAATATATTAATTGGTTCTGAAAAGTTCGCAAACACAACTGTAAAAGCTCAAGTATTTTTTGAAAGACTTAAAGAATCTAGAAATGCATTTTTAAATGACTTTTTGCAACCTGAAATTGAAGCGATATTTAAGAATTTAGGATTTAAAGGTAAATGTCCTGTGGCTAAATTTGAAGAAGTTTCTATTAAAGATGAAACTCAATTTAATCGTGTAGTAACAAGAATGATGGAGCTAGGTATTCTACCTCCAGAACAAGGTCTTAAGGTTATTGAAAGTGGTATTTATCCTAGTGAAGAAGAGTTGGCTGCTGCTCAAGCAAAATTCGTCGAAGATAGAAAGAAAGGATATTATAATCCTATGGTTGGTGGAGTTCCTGTGATTCCAGATGACTCTATCCAATCAACCGCAGTGTCAAATAAAAATCCAATTCCACCAAAAGAAAAAGGCCGTCCAATGGGAGCAAAAGCTTCAGTATTTGCAAAAGACGCAATAGCTAAAGTATTGAATCAGACAAAAGTATTGAACGCTTCTGTGGAAGCCGCGCTAAAGAAAAAATATTCTAAAAAGAATTTATCTTCTGATCAAAGAAAATTAGCTGAAGGTATTACAGAAGCAATTATCGTTGGGTGTGAAGGGGTATCATGGAAAGAAAAAGCTGAAGCAGTAGTAAAAGATCCAAGCTTTCTTGATAAACTTTCTATACTTCCAGAAATTCAAGAGATGGCTGCTGAACATCAATTGGATACATATGCAGCAGGATTGTTATATCACAGTACTAAGCTTTCTGTGTAAAATATTAATAATATGTTCCTTTACAAAACATCATTTGAAAACATAGTTACGGCTTCTGCTAACTTCGATAAAAATATTTTATTGTCACAAGCGTCTTTGGAGCCTCTTAAATCATTAATTCCTTCAAGTGTTAATTTAGAAAAGAATGTTGATTTAGTTGGTGCTGCTTTTAATGCTGCTCTTGTTAATCGTTTTAATAAAAATGGAGATGGTATAGATACTAATACTGCAATTGCTTTTAAAAAATATTTTATTCATAAGCCAACAAATATTGAGCATAAGAAACAAAGAGTAGTCGGTCACATTGTTAATTCTGCTTTTTCTTCTTATGGTGATAATAGAATTTTATCTGATGAGGATGTAAGAAATGGATTGGACGTTTTTAATATTGCTTTGGCGGCGGTTGTTTATAAAACAGTTGATCGTGAATTTGCTGATGCACTAATTGAATCTAACAATCCTGAATCTAATTTATTTGAAAGAATCAGTGCAAGTTGGGAAATTGGTTTTAATGAATATTATGTAGCAGTTGGAAGCCTTGATTTGAAACAAGCAGAAATCATTACTAAAAAAGAACAAATAAATGAATTTAAAAAGTATCTAAGAGGTTTTGATGGACCTGGAACTATGAATGATGGTACTCCAGTTTATAGATTGGTTACTGGTAGAATTTATCCTTTAGGCATTGGTTTTACTAGCAATCCAGCCGCTGATGTTCAAGGTGTTGTAATTGACGATGGCGAATCAGAATCAATCAAACAAGATGCAGAAGCAGAGCAAAATGAATGCATTGAAGTAAATTCTTTAGAATTACTCAATTTAAACGATAAAATTTTTTCACAACCTGAATTAAACACTGTAAATAATACCAAAACTAAAATTATGGATTTAGAACAAATCATATCAGCACTAAAGACAGTTCTTGCTGCTGAAAAGCAAGACTCCAACAAGTTTTCTGAAGAAGCAGTAGCTTCTATTACAGCTAAAATAGCTGAAGGCATTAAACTTAAGAATCAAGAAATCAAGCAAGAGATCGAACAAGCAGAAGTCGCCAAGGCTGAAGCTGTCGCTCAAGCTGAACAATTCAAGAAAGAACTAGAAGACAACAACAAGAAGCTTTCTGAAACTGTAGCTAAATTGAATGAGTTGGAAAGCGCAATTTCTGCTAAAGCCGCTCAAGAAGTTTACAGTTCAAGAATGAGTCTTTTAGATTCTGAATATGATTTAGACGACATTGATCGTCAATATCTAGCTAAAGAAATTTCTGCACTAGATACAACTGATGAAGCATTTGCTTCATATAAAGAAAAGCTCGCTATTGTATATAGACACAAGAGCAAGGCTTTTAAGACAGAACAAGAACAAGCTTTCCAAGAAAAGTTAGAAGCTGAATTAGTAAAGAGAATGGGCCAAGTTCAACATCAAGCTCAAGCTAATACTAATAAAGAAGTAGTTGAAAAGGTTGTTGAGGTTGAAACAGCTTTGGCAAATGCCAAACGCGAAGAGCCAGCAGTACCTACCCAAACTATTTCTCCAACAGAAAGTCAAGTTTCTTGGAAAGAAAGACTTCAAAAAGCTTTCAGCAAAGACAATATCACAGTTAAATTTTAAAATATATGTCACTAAGATTATATCCATTCAGACAATATAGCGAATTTGATGTAGTAAATCTATTCGCAAGCGACACTGCTGATGCACTACCATCTACAAATGGTAATGGTTCAGCCGGTGTATTCGTTAAGGTTTCAGCCGGTAACTTGGATCTAGATCCAATCACTTATGCTGCTAACTCTTACCTCGGAAATACTGATTATCCATTCCTTGGAGCCTCTCAGTACCCTTCCGTTCCACTACAATTCACTGCTGCTACTACTGGCGCTCCAGTTCTTGGCATGACATTGAATCAAACTCTACTCACTGACGAAAACGGTGAAAAGTTGCTCTATAATCCAGTCAAGAGAGCCGAACTACAAGCCGTTCTTTCTGGACAAGCTGTTCCTGTAGCAACCCGTGGTATCTTTACACTAGCTGATACAGCTATCGATTGGGTAGATGCAAACATGGCTCCAAATGCTCACTTGTTAATTTCTGCTACTGCTGGTAAAGTTTCAGGATTGGCTTCTACTTCAGCAGTTGCTAATACTGGACAATTTACTTTCATTGGCAGAGTATTAGGTACAGGTTCAAGAGTTAGCCAAAATGGTAAGAGCGACTATTTCGCT